GGTTGGGTCAGGGTTAGACCCCGCTCCCGCACTGAGTTGGCAATGTGTGCCGCGGATGAGGCATACTACGAGTTCGGTGCTCGTAGTGTGTCTAAGGCGAATGATCTCGTCACACGCAAATTTTTGCGAGATCTTCTCCGTGAGCATAAGGATCTACGTGCTAAGGACGCAAACGCGATCATTGAGATCGCACTTCCTTTTTCGTACGTACCACCCCTCCAGCGGGCGACGATGGCTGGCTTTGTAGACACGCAGGCTTACGAGTCTCGTGTTGGGAAGCCTGAAATCGTCCGCAAATAGGGGGGCCCCGTCTGTGTGCCTGGGGTTGGTTGTGGCCAGAGTGAGGCCCCCAACCACCCCGATCTGCAGGTAAGGCGCAGATTTGGGGATCCTAAAGTCCGGTCGACGGCGAGAGTGACCGGCATTTCGCCAAAAATGGATTTGAAGAGTTTCAACAATGATATTAACACCCTGGAGCGCGCGGTTAAGGAACGCGTTTTCTTTGTCAAAGACAAAGACGGCAACTTCGTCGAACCTCCCAAACCCGCTCCCGGCCATTTCGAGTCCTCCATGCGTGAGGTAGAAAAGCTTCTTCGTCGTAGACTCCCGTCTGCCCGCCCGTTGAGTCGTAGCGCTTTTGCTGCGACGTTCCGTGGCCGGAAGAGGGTTATATACGAGCAAGCTGTTGAGTCACTGGCGTTGCAATCAGTGACACAACGGGACGCAGGTGTTAAGGTTTTTGTCAAGTTCGAGAAAACGGATTACACGAGGAAGAAGGACCCTGTTCCAAGGGTCATTTCTCCTCGCAACCCCCGCTACAATGTGGAGGTTGGCAAGTTTTTACGGACGGTCGAGGAACCTATTTTCCATTCTATTTCCGAACTGTTCGAAGGTAATCGAACAGTGTTCAAAGGTATGAACGCTGCCGACAGTGGGCGAGCGATGCATGCGCTTTGGTCGTCTTTTCGTCGTCCGGTCGCGGTTGGACTGGACGCATCCCG